GTTCCTATTGCATCCCAAAGTTTGGTTGGAGCAGATGTACATCAACTGCGTTCAATGTTTGAACGTAATTGTGTTAATCTATCCATCAAACCTAAAGGTAGTAATGTACGAACTTATACAGGAGCTGTTATGGTTGGAGGACATGAATGTTTATTTAACAAACATGCCCTTAAGGAATATGAGGAATTTACTATTACTCTCATTCAAACTAATCCTGCTAATGGATTCTCACGCAATATCGATTTTACAATTTGTAAGAAAGATATGGTTTTTGATGAATCTACAGATTTAGCCATGATGTCAGTAAAATCTTTACCACCATATAAAGATATTACTAAATTTTGGTTAAAGAATAATGTTAGTATTACTAAGTTTTGCATGATCAAGAGAAACTCTAGCGCTGATGTTAGAGTTCTTGAGGTTCATGGAGCTACCATCAAACCAGATTTTCCTATTGAAGCACTCAATATTAAGGTTCAACTCCTTATGGGTGTCTCAAATGAGGAAACTAGAGCAGGTGATTGTGGTTCCCTTTGTGTTGCAATGACTCCTCGTGGTGCCATTTTATGTGGTATTCACACTATTGGATACAAAGAGACCATTGGTGTTCCTCTTGTTAAAGCTGAAATTTTGGAGAAGATGATCGGAAGATTGACTCCTAAGAAATTTCATGTTCAGGCAGGACCACGACCTAAATTAGGTTTGAATGATGAAAAAGTTTTAGTACCTATTCATCATAAGAGTATTTTCAGATATATTGAAAATGGCTCTGCCAACGTATTTGGTGCCTTTACAGGTTTCAGACCGAAACCAAAGAGTAAAGTGTGCCAAACACCTTTATGTGACGAAATTTGCAATTATTTTAATATTGAAGTTGCCCATGGTAAACCAGCTATGTCTGGTTGGGAACCATGGCACTTAAATGTTAAAGAGATGGTGAATCCTGTTGTGACTTATGATAAAACAATTTTATCTAAATGTGTTGAATCATTCACAGCAGATATCATTAATGATCTTCCTCTTAAGTGGGAAGCTGAATTAATGTTTTTGTCAGATAAAGCTAGTGTCAATGGTTTACCAGGTGTAAAATTCATTGATAGTATCAATAGAACATCTTCTATGGGTTTTCCTTGGTGTGAAACCAAGAAAAAACATCTCATTGAAGATAGGGACGAAATCTACCCTGATGGTGTCAATTTTGATGCCTCATTTTGGGAACGAGTTCGTAATATTGAACAACTTTATGATGAAGGCAAATGTGCCCATCCGGTGTTCACAGGACACCTTAAAGATGAGGCAACGCCACTGAAGAAGTGTCTTATTAAGAAGACACGATTATTTACAGGAGGACCAGCTGATTGGAGTATTGTTGTTCGAAAGAAGTTATTAACTTTTGTGCGTCTTGTACAAAAGAATATCTTTGCTTTTGAGGCAGCTCCAGGAGTTGTTGTCCAATCCTTAGAATGGACACATATCTTCGACTATATTACAAAAC